CTATTTTCGTGTTGCATTCGTGTTGCATATTTTTTCAAAATGATTATTTATATCTTTGTTTACTTCTTTTTGCTTATCTTCTAATGCGTGTCTATATACATTTTTCAAAACAGCTTCTGACTTCCAACCTCCACGTTGCATTATGTAAGCATCAGGAACACCTAAAGCGTGTTGAATAGATGCACAGTAGTGACGCAAATCATGAAATCTAAATTTTTTTAATCCGTGTTTTTTTATTAATCGTTCAAATCTTAATGTGATTTGTGCAGGATTTATGCTTACTACTTTTTCTGGGTAATCGTCAAATTTTTCTGCGACAAAATGAGGAAATTGAATAAAACGATCTCCAGCAAAAGACTTCGTTCGTTTAAGAACCCATTCATTTTTATAATTCTGCACCATAGCATATTTAACGTGTACAATATCACCATTAATTTCTTTTTTATGCAATCCACAAATTTCTGACCTTCGCATAGGGCCGAAAGCAGCTAACAATATTGCAATTTCTAAATCTTTGTCTTTTCCTTCATTTGATATAATTTCAATTAGTTTTCTTACATCTGCATCTAATGGAATAGTGAGGTCAATTTGCTCTTTCTGTGGGAGAGTCGTCCTGATCAAGAAGTTTGGTCGATACATTGCAAACACAGAAGAAAGCAATCCGTGTTTGTTCCTAGTTGTCTTTGCAGAGTTTTTTGCTGATATACGATTGATTTCTGCTTGGATTTCGTTTGACGTGATCGAGTTGATATTTTTTTTCATAATTGATTTAAAATCATTTTTTGCTATGCTTTTGTATGCCTTGATTGTAGACGGAGATAGTATGTTTTCTTTTAATTTAATGTAACCATCGAATGCTTCTTTTAATGTGATTTCTATGGGTGCGTTGCCGTTGTCTTTATCTTTGTTTAGCAAAAACTCATTTGCAAGGTTTTCAACTTCTATTTTCCCTTTTCTGGTTTTGTCTTGGCTTGTGAATGATTTATATATTCGTTTTTCTTTTTCGTTTCCGTCTTTATCAGTAGTTTTTTCTGTGTGGCTATAAACCTGACAGCGCCAGGAGCCGCTTGGTAATCGTTTTGCTGTTGGCATATAACATCATCCTTTCTAAAAAAGGGTGCAAAAAATACACCCTATCCATTTGTAATTTGTGTAGGATGTATGATATAATTCTGTTGTTCATGCAGAACTGTATCAATCATCCTTGGTTGATAGGTTTCTAAAATTCCGTCCGGTTGGAAGCTGGGCGGTTTTTTATTTGATAAATTCTTACAAAGCTATAATCTTTCTATATATTTCCAATTCTTTGGAAAGCCCATCTCGTTTAGAATTTCATCTTTTTCTAAAATATCTAATTTTTGATAAAGTATACCAAAATTTCGATACAATTCTTTTGATATGCGTTTAATATCATTTTTTGACAATAATATTTTTAATGCAATGACAGCAGCAAACAAGTCGCGCTTTCCTAATAAAAATTCACCAGACTTATTTTGTTCTATTTGTAAATCACGATGATAAATTGTATCAATAATTGGTCTTTTTGTCCGATAACAATAAAGACGATTATCATGTGCACAGAAGTTTCTAATGCCTGATAAATAAAATAATAAATTTTCTAATTCATTATCTTGTATTCCAAATTGTCTTGATACAGCTTGGCGTTCTTGAGTGTTCATAAGGCTATAAAATTTACTAATCGTTCCAAATGTTAAAATATTGTTCAGGACCCAAAGAGGGATATAACCATATTCCTTAAGATAATGTTGTATGCTTGGGTCGGAACTTCGTGAGGCAATTTGGTTTTGTATATTAGCAATTAAATCTGGAATTTGTTTGTGGGCATTTTTAACATGTGTGTTGAAATTATTATAGATTAAATAGTTTTTGTGCCCATGTTCTTTCGAGAAAAAGTAAGCAATTAAATTTTTGATATGAGTTTCTACACTCAAAATATATTTCATGAATATGCTTCTTAATTTTTTATCAAATTGATATAATGCGTGAATTTCTTGCAAAGTTGTTCCAGAACGATATAAGTCTGTATCCGAGTTGTTTTGTTCTAAAAACATTTTGTTATAGCCGTTTATCAGATTATAGTATCCAATTTGAGACAAAACTTGCTTAGCAAAGGCTATATCTTCATCAGTTGTGATAACAAGACCTCTAGAATTAAGAATTTCAATTAAATCATCATGGGTTCTAAAAATTTTATCTGTCATAAGTACCTCAAAAATAAAAAAAGACCCAGGGCCCGAAGGTCACCTGAGTACGTTCCAAATTAATATATGCAAATAAAAGAAATAAAATTCAAATTACTTGTATATACTATATCATTTTAGGTGTACGGGTGTCAACGAGTTTTTATAAAAGTACAATATACTATACATAAATCTCTTAAATTCCGCCCAGTTGCAGCCGGGCGGTTTTCTTTTTGGTTATTGATTTAATATTTTAATTTTTTCCGCTGTAGCTGCTGGGATTGTTATATTCCCTCCCATAGTTGACTCATAGGTTATAAGTCCAACGGATATTCCGTAAAATCTAATGACATCATCTTCTAACACTCTTGTTTTTATTATACTTCGATTAAAGGCTACAAGAATAACATCATCATATCCATCTTTTGTTGCAAGACGAATTTGCGTTTGATTGTTCGCATCATCTTCCATTACCTGTATTACTTTCCCCTGAAAAGTGATTCGTTTATATTTATACTTATCCGGAGTTCTGGCTAAATCATTATAAGTAATTTGAGGGTTATAGTCCTTTTTTGTAAGCTTTTTCTTTGCTGTAGTTGCTTTTGTAGTTGCCGCTGTAGTTGCTTTTGTAGTTGCTTCTGTGGTCGCTTTTGTAGTTGCTTCTGTGGTCGCTTCTGTAGTTGCTTCTGTGGTCGCCTCTGTAGATGATGAATCTGTACTGTCAGAATCATCGCTTAAATATGATACAAGACAAAAAAATACAAGTAAAACTGTAATTATAATTCTTGCAATTTTGTTAAATTTCTTATACTTCCACATGGTAAAAAGACCAACTGGAAAGAATAAAATAAGAAATAAAACAGTGAACCATGTTTTTTGATAAAATTTTTCTTTTTCCATACCTAAATCCTCCGTTGTAAAAAATATAATTAATTGGTATAATATACTTTGTTTATAGGCAGAGGATTATCCGATGCTTTCATGCCGCCTGGTTGCCGCCGGGCGGCTTTTTATTTTATAGGTTTAACAGCTCTTTTTTCTTTGTTTCAAATTCTTTTTCTGTTATTGCTCCAATGTCTAAAAGTTGTTTGAATTTTAAAATTTCATCTGCAACAGAAATTGTTTTGGCAGGATTATTTTTAGGTAAGCATTTTTCGTTAATCTTATATACTATTTCTCTGTTAGAATCTTCAGTTATATATTCAATTTTATTTATACACAGTTTTTCATTTATAATTTTCAATGTTATATGGTACATTGTTCTTTTAATCCAAAAAATCATTTTTGCTTTCCCAATATCTCCATTTTGTAAATAGTAAATATCACCAAAATAGTTTTTAACTGGTTCAGAAGAAGAATAATCTTTGGTGCGATAATAAAATACTTTTTTGAATTTTGGTTGTTTTCCGGTTTTGGTTAGTGGTACCAATTCAAAATGTGATGGATTTTGACCTGAATATACAAAATCTTCTGGATCTATTTCTAATTTAGGAAGTCCAAGAGAGGAAGTATATAGACTTATAATTTCATTTAATTTTTTAAAATCAGAAATTATATCACTATAATTTAAAGGTAATAATTGAACGTCGTTTGTATTGTTTTCAATATTTTTGTGGGATTTTTTCTTTTTTCGAATTTCTGCCAATTCTTTTTTTGTATCTTTATGCGCTTTGTCCAATAAAGTAAATATAGTTCCCATAAAATTTGATGCCTTAGTTATATCAGGGATGGATACATCTTTTTCACGTATTGATACGTTAGCAAAGACAGGAATCGTTTTTGTATTTAAAAAATCTGATTCAGTAAAATAAATCTTAGCATTAAGTAAATCGTTTCCGTTATTTATTTCGATAATATTGTTGGTAAGGTTTTTGATAAACAAATCATAATTATTTTTTATGTATCGATTATTAGAGAATCCAAAAAATTTATGAAATTTTACAATATCATAAGCAGTGATTGGGATATTTAATCCCAATTTACATAAAAAATATAGTTCTCCTGGCATTTGAAATTCATATTCTTTATCTAATGAGTTCATGAATTTTTTCGCACAGTCTGCTCGCTTATGTATCATTGAAGATAAAATAAGTGCACTGGCAGAGTAATTTTGGAATGAACGATTATTATAAACATCTCTTAATTTTAAGATAATATCAAATGCTTGATCAAAATTTCCATATAAAAGATGACGTTCTAGTCCATAATAAAAAATAAATGCATAACCAATATCATTAGAAGGATTATATGGATCACTTAAAAATTTCCAGTACAGGTATTTTTGTTTTGGTGTTAGTTCACTATAAAAAGGATAATATGGCGGCCTTTCAACTAATTCTGATGGTTCAGGTTGTTCAATTGGAAATTTTAAATAAAGTAAGCTTGGTTCATTAGGACCAAAAGCGGATATTTTGATAGCAAATCCTTCATAAGGATAGGTCATATTTGATTGAGGTTGATTGCTATAGTTTTTGTATTTACCATCTCCGATCCAAACTAAATCGATCAAATCAGGATGTATAGAAAAATTAGATTTTACTATTTCAGTTTGCGACATTAGTTCTTGGCCGGCAGTATTAACTTTGGGTTCATCTGATAGAAAGCTTTTAAATTTATTAAATAACCCCATAATATGTCTCCTTTGTTTAAATAACTTTCATAACCGAAAGATTTGGATTGAATCTCACGACATATTCTTTAAATCGAATTTGTGTGCCATATTTTTGTTCATAGGCTTCCAGAGCATCCCAAACAAATCTTTCTGTTACATCCAGGTATTCTGCCATTTCGTGTATATTTGTGCATCCGTATTCATAACAATCTATGAGCCCCTGGATACCAATTAATTTGTTATAAGCATACATTCTTGCTTGAAATTCTTGTTTCCTGTTCTCGGCAACACGTTGATCTAAAATATCCCCAAAAGATGTTTCATGATGTCCAATTTCTTCAGCAATTAAACATGCTCTTTTTTTAGTAGAACGGACCTTTGGTGATATTGCGATATTATTGTCCATGTATAATGCGTCAAGCCCTTCACCTAGATAGTAATCATGGACAGTAATTTGGTTATCACTAGCTTCTTGTAATAGTTCTTCATAATTATTCAAATTATCGCCCCTTAATTTTTATTTATCTTCACTTTTTATAAATGCTGCAAACGCCTTTATTCTCTCAAGTTGTTCTTCTGTAAATTCAGCGCCGTCAAAATGAGCTGCGACAGTAGAAATTTCAGATTCCCTTTTTTCTATACGCCCATCAACCAATGCATCCGCACTTATATTAAGAGAATTGCAGATTTTTATTAAATTATCAACACTTGCCTTTCTGATACCTCTTTTAAAAATACTATCAAGTGTGGAATATGGCATATTTATTTCATTTGTATATTCCCTAATACTTTTATATTTTGATAAAATCAATTCTTTTAATTTATCCTCTGAAATTCCCATGTAGTACACCTCCTTTATATGGGAATATAATATCATCTAATTAACGAAAATTCAACAAAAAATTATGAAAATTCAAAAATAATTGTTGACATTTACGAAATATCGTGTATACTGAAAGAGTATTAACGAAAATTCGTAAAAGAAAGGAGGGAACGCATTGTATGCAACTTTAATCGGAGAAATGGCAAAGAAGAAGGTAAAAAAAGAAGATGTCGCAAAACTATTAGGAAGACATTGGAATAGCGTAGCAAATAAGCTAAATGGCATTAGCTCTTTCTCCGTAGAGGAATCAATTTTGATAAGAGACAGATATTTTCCTGAATGGAAAATAGAAGACTTATTTAAGAAAGAGTAATGTGATGCTCGAAATTAAAGCAATCAAAGGAAGGAGTGATGTAGATTTTGACCATAAAAGAGATGAATACTCCATTTAGTGATGGAGTAGCCAGAATCATAAAAGAAAAAGGATTAAAGCAAGTTTATGTTGCAAAAAGAGCTGGATTCACATCACAGGAATTATGCGATATGTTGAACGGGCGAAAATTGATTAAAGCTTGTGATATCCCTAAGCTTGCTAATGTACTTGGAGTAACTGTAAACGATATCTATGAAACAGGGAAAGGAGGGGCCTATGCCAAGATTAGCATCTACTGATGTAGAAAAGAAAACAGCTGCAGTAACTGGAACAATAGTGCAGTATATGACAGAAAGAAAAGTTGACTATGACTATATGGCAAAAAAACTAGGAATTACTAAAGAGACATTCTGTAAGAAAATGAAGAACTCTGGGAAATTCACCATAGAGCAGTTGATTATGATCTCTAATATTTTGCAGATACCAACAAGCGTGAATTTCTTTATTGGGGCAAAACCTCAGAATGAGGATCTGGCTTATAGAATAGCAGGATTCATAATGGGAGCAGAAAGGAGCATGAAATGAATAAAAACTTAGGACGAGCATTGATCATTACCGGTATTTTATTGCAGACGTTTGTTGAAACACCGTTTTGGCTGACGATGTGCCTTGTGATAGGTGGCTTTGCATGGATGTCAGAGAAAGATTTTGAGGAGGATGATGATTGAAAAAGAAAATAAAAAAATGCCACGGAAGTGGAAACTTCCAATGGCAAAGTAACATTATAACACACAGACATTATAACACAAGATGGAAGGTAAAACAATGATATGTTACGAATATGAAGGAGAATACATAAAAAAAGAAGATGCGTGGAAGGACATAAAAAACAGATGTTTCGCAAGTTTGAGCGAACGCCAGGCACTAGAGGAAATCATAGAAGATGAAATTTCATGTGACGATGATTTGAGAAAGAGGATTATAGAATCTTTTTACGGATGCCCTGCACACGACGTAGATTTTGAAGATGTTCATCTAGGCAATAGGATAGACAACGACTTTGACATGAGGAGGTGCGAAAATGAAATTTAGAGATCTAAGAGCCGATGAAGTAGAGTGCAGAGTGTCAACATGTAAATCAACCGGATGCAGCTTATTGCTGTACAAGGACGCTCGGTGTGATATGAACATATTAGATGAGACAGTCGGGATCATGGGATGGAAAAGACATCATGAATTAATAAACGGAAACCTGTTTTGCACTGTGGAATTGTATGATTCAGAGAAAGGAGAGTGGATCTCCAAACAGGACGTTGGAACAGAGTCTTATACAGAACGTGAGAAAGGACAAGCAAGCGACTCTTTTAAGCGTGCCTGTTTTAATCTAGGAATCGGAAGAGAACTTTACACTGCTCCATTTATATGGATTCCGAATGGTGCGGTAAAAATGATAAAGCAGGGAGACCGTTACACAACATATGATAAATTCAAGGTCTCAGAAATGGAAGTGATTGGTAAAAAGATTACATCTCTTACAATCAATGGAGAAAAGAGCAACGAAATTGTTTTTAAATGGAGTGAAAAACAGAATGATACATCATCACAGAAGATCACGGATGTAAAACAGAGAGCACTGCTAGATTTTTGTGACGAAAACGGTCTTGATATCAACAAGATTTTGGAATCATACCACTTAAAAGAAATTTGCGACATCACGGAACGACAACACCTTGCCATTATTAAATACGGAAATCAATACAAAGATAAATGGGGTGTTTCATAATGGAATGCATAGGCAGGCTCAAGGGTCTGGGCATCGACTTGATGTCCAGGATATAAAGTTATACTTAAGTATGTACAATAAATATTAAATAAGAATGTACAAATGTTATGATATATGAGTTACAAGGAGGAACTCATAATGATATTAAAGAATCAGATCATAACAAACATAAAAATAGAAAGTGTCAATGACCTGTACAAACTAAAACCATTTTTGGAGGATGGGACATTGAAAATCAATAAAAGTCAAATAGCAAGAGAATTGGAGGTAGACAGACGTACAGTAGATAAATATATAAACGGATATACGAAACCAGAAACAAGGAACTGTAATGATTGCATTACACCATTTTATGATATTATTGCTGAATTGTTATCAGACAGAAACCAACAGGTATTTTACTACAGAAAAGTTTTATGGCAGTATCTTGTAGATAACCATGGCTTTACAGGTGTTTACTGCAACTTCTGCCATTACCTTAGAAAATATCCTGAATTCGATTCATATTTCAGAAAAGGCAGACCTTCCAACACTAATCAGGTAACCGTTCGATATGAAACGCCTATGGGTAAGCAGGCTCAGCTAGATTGGAAAGAGTCGATTCCGTTTACTCTTTCTTCTGGAGAAACTATAGATGTAAATGTTTTTGTTTTATTGCTTTCATATTCAAGATTCAGGGTATACAGAGTATCACTTTCCAAGACGCAGGATATACTCTTCTCGTTTCTTGATGATGCATTTGAAACATTTGGTGGTGTACCGGCTGAAATAGTTACAGATAATATGAAAACTGTTATGGATGAAGCAAGAACAGAATATTCTGCCGGCAAAGTAAATAATAAGTTTCAGCAATTCGCTGATGATTATGGTTTTAAAGTTCAGCCGTGCATTGCAGGGCATCCCCATACGAAGGCCAAGGTTGAGGCTCCTATGAAGATACTTGATGAAATAAGGGCTTATAATGGAAAGTTAAATTACCAAGAACTGGTTGAACTAGTAACAAGAATTAACAATCGTGTGAATGCACAGGTGAACCAGGGAACCGGAAGAATTCCGCTGATGTATTTTAACAGAGAAAAGGCTTTCCTAAACAGCCTACCCGCTGATACCATAAGAAAGCCTTATCAAATCACCACAAATACCGTAAAAGTCAATCATTCAAGCATGTTTTATTACAAAGGATGCCAGTACTCTGTCCCACCAGAGTACGTAGGAAAGATTGTTTCTTTACAGGTATATGATGGTTATATACATGTGTATTGTAACACAGAATTAATAACCATTCATCAATTAAGTTCAAAAAAATTGAATTATATTTCTGAACATTATGCTGCAATTGCTAGAAAATCCCATATTTTCAAAGATGAACACATAATGGACAGAGCAAAAGAAAATCTTGAGATAATAGGAAAGGTTTATGATTATGAGTAATAGTACATACAATCAGTTAACAGCAAATCTGGAATTGTTAAAGTTAACCCAGATGAAACTTCATCTTGATGAAATAAGAGATTTTGTAACAACAAACGGATTATCATTTACGGAGGGTCTGTTAAAGCTCAGTAATTATGAAGTGGATTTTAAAGAACAGAATGCTTCACGGTCTATGATAAAGGCCGCAGCATTTCCATTTGTAAAAGAGCTTAAAGATTACGACTTTGGATTTCAGCCAAGTGTGAATGAACAGGAAATGAGGGAGCTTGCAAGTCTTGGCTTCCTCGAAAAGAATGAAAATATAGTATTTCTTGGACCGAGTGGAGTCGGAAAGACACATCTTGCAACTTCTATCGGTATTGCAGCCGCAAAAAAGCGAGTAAGCACATATTTTATAAAGTGCAATGATCTGCTCCAACAGCTAAAGCGGGCAAAACTGGAAAACAGGCTTGATGCAAGATTAAAGCATTTTTGTCATTACCGCCTGCTTATCATTGACGAGCTTGGATATCTGCCTATTGATAAAGAGGATTCAAATCTATTCTTTCAGCTTATAGATATGCGATATGAAAAGAAAAGCACTATATTAACAACAAATATGAACTTTAATGAGTGGGATGGAATATTTTATGATGCGGTTGTTGCAAATGCCATTATGGACAGAGTTTTGCATCATGCACATGTAATACCAATATCAGGAAAGTCATACAGGTTAAAAGACCACTTAAAACAAACAGACTAATTGTACATTTTTATATAATATTTTTTGTACATTAGGTCTTGACATTTTATATCCAGACACCAGAAGTTGGAGATCGAGGTAGACAGCGATATCCGGAAAGAATACGACAAGCTAAAGGGTAAAGATAAGCTGCGGATCCGTATTGTGCAGTACAGAAAGAAGCGTTCCCTGGATGCCAATGCCTATTATTGGACACTTATTACTAAGTTTGCGGATGTGATAGGATTGAGCAACCCGGAAGCCCACAACATGATGCTTCGTGGATACGGACAATCGGAAATTTTTGACGGAAAAGCGGTCTATGTGACGATACCGGACACCGAAGAGGCGGAGAAGAAGGTAAATAATGCGACAGATTATCATCTTGCACCTACATCTCAGGTAAGAACCGGTAATGATGGAGTGATGTACCGTACATACCGCCTGTTAAGGGGCTCCAGGACCTATGACACAAAGGAGATGTCAAGATTGATTGACGGACTGATTACTTGTTGCAAAGAAGCAGGGATCCCGGAAACAGAGATCGTGACACAAAATGAAAGAGAACTATTAAAAGAAAGGTATGGGATAAATGTCTAAAAGATTATGGAGTGCATTTACAGATAACATGGACTGCTGCATATTCACGGGTTCTTACAATGTCGAACGGCATCATATCTTCGGAGGCGCAAACAGGAAGATATCCGAGAAATACGGCTTCGTTGTCCCCTTTAAGGCCTGACTATCATCCGAATGGAGTTCATTTCGACAGAAGAAACGGGAATGTCGATATCAAACTAAAAGAAATGGCACAGAAATATTATGAGAACCATATCGGCACAAGAGAGCAGTTTAGGAAGGAGTTTGGAAGATCATGGCTATAAACAGTAGGTATAAGGGTAAAAAAGGAGAATTAGAGCTTTCAGGGATACTCAAAGAGCATGGTTATAGTACGCGCAGAGGACAGCAGTATTGTGGAGCTAACGGCGATGCTGATGTTGTAGGACTTCCTTATATACATATTGAATGTAAGAGGGTTGAGAAATTAAATCTCGACAAGGCAATGAAGCAAAGCATAACTGAAGCAAAAGAAGACGAATTTCCATGCGTTATGCATAGGAAGAACCGTGAAGATTGGAAGGTAACAATGCTTTTAGATGACTGGATAGAGCTATACCGGGAATGGGGAGCAGGAAAAGAGTTAGAGGGCAGGTGATAATATCGAGACGTTTATTAAACTGTTCCGGAAATTTACAGAGTGGGAATGGTATGACGATATAAATGTCAGCCGCGTATTTCTACACCTTTTAATCACTGTCAATTGGACGGATAAAAAATGGAAGGGTCAGGTAGTGAAACGTGGCTCGATAGTATCGTCTTACGAAAAACTGGCAGCAGAAACAGGATTATCTGTGATGCAGGTTAGAACCTCTGTAAAAAAATTAAAATCAACAGGCGAGATAACATGCAAAAGTAGTAACAAAAACACCGTATTTACGGTAGTTAAGTATGATTTATACCAGTCTGATAACAAACAGAATAACAGACAGTTAACAGACAAACAACAAACAGATAACAATCAAATAACAACAACTAAAGAAAGAAAAGAAGGTAAGAAAGAAAAGAATAATAATATAAAGCGTTTCACGCCACCTACATACGAGCAAGTCTCCAGTTATTGTTTGGAACGAAACAACAGCGTTGATGCAAATGTATTTATTGATTTTTACGAGTCAAAAGGCTGGATGGTTGGTAAAAACAAGATGAAAGACTGGAAGGCAGCAGTACGGAACTGGGAACGGAATAGGTGCAACGGAGCGAAAGCAGCAGTGACTAACAATAACCCTGGTCACTTAGACTGCGAAAGAAATTATGATTTTGATTCTTTGGAGCAACAGCTTTTGCAGAAGCAGTTTGGAGGATAAGAAAGATGGAGCAGATGAACTTTTTCGGATGCGAGACTGCATATCGGAGCAGTAGGATAACAAAGCAAACAAGAAGAGAATCCAATAGCACAGTAAGCAAAAACAAGTTATACAGCATGATTCTTGAACAGTTAAAGTATCAGGATATGACCGCGAGAGAAATTGCAGTTGTGCTGCACAGGCATAGGTTAGTGCTATCTCCGTCAAGACAGCAGGTACAGCCTCGTCTTACCGAGCTGATGCAGAATGGAAGAGTCGAGGTTGTTGGGAAACGGTTAGACACACTTACTGGCAAGAGAGTTGCAATTTACAGATTGGTGGAGGGAAAAGATGGATAAAGAAGATGCAGTAAAAAGATACATAGCAGGAGAGAAATTAAAAGATATAGCAAAAGATTACGGAGTTGCAGAGTCGACTATTAAAGTGTGGGCGAATAAGTGAGGGTATTACAGAAGAAAGACCGCAAGGAGTTTTAGCAAAGAGGAAAGGCGGTTGGTATGCAAGGACTATGCAGACGGAATGTCTGCTGCTGGAATTGCAGAAAAATATTGTATCTCGAAATCGACCGTAAGAGACTGGGCGAAGCAAAGAGGATTGTACGTAGGCAGGAGAATCAAACATCCGATATCTGTTTTTAGACATGAAGAAACTAAACAAAAAACGAAAAATCTTGAATTTATAAGGACAGAATCCGGAGCAGGATATTGGGGATATCATTATGGCACTAACTGATTGCTGTAGGTCAGTTTTTATATACCACATGTAACTATAGCATAAGAAACAAGCCAATGCATAAGCCATGAGCCTGCTGCCTTTTTGGCAGCGGGCAGAAAGGAGAAAATAAGTGGGGAAAATAGATGCGCAGATGCAGGACAGGATGAATGGCATGGCATACGCTTTAAGGGTAGCACAAAAAGAAGGCGTAGAAGGCTTAGAAAAAGAGCTTAAGCGAAGAGGAATTACTGGAATCAATCTTCCAGTATCGCATAAAGAAATAGACAAGGAACTGGACAAGATTAAGATGCAGGTATTAGACACAGTGCTTGCAATGTCGTTCCTGGTACTCCGGAATGAGTTTTGTTTTGGAGAAAAGAGACTTAATAGATTTAAGGAGCGGTTCAATTTTGAGACATCGTGCTTGGAAGATGGGCATACAACATGGGCAGATGTCTTGGAGATGATCCGGAATGAAACAGGGATAGAACTACAGATTAGGGAAAACAAGTAAATTAAGAAAAGTTAAGGAGAACAATCATGAAGAACAGAGAAAAATTCAGAGAAGAAATTTTAAAACCATACTTAAATTTTTGTGATGATTTTATTAAGAAAGAAATCTTAAACCCACTAGGGGTTATGTGCAGCGACATTATTTGCGAACAATGCCGTTTAATCCGTGAGATGTGGCTGGAAGAAGAATACAAGGAACCGGAGTATGAAGTTGACTGGAGCAAGGTTGCTGTGGATACACCGATATTGGTTAGAGATTCAGAAAACCGTGGATGGCACAAAAGACATTTTGCAAAATATAAGAATGGAAAAGTTTTTACATGGGGCAGTGGTCAAACATCATGGTCAAATTACGATAGATGTATGTATGAGTGGGATTATGCAAAACTAGCAGATATTAAGGAGAAAGAAGAATGGGTAAAGTAAGACAAAGATTAGGTAAAGCCTACATCCATACAAAAGAAATAGGTATCCAGAGTATCATCATTGATGCTCTGGCGAATCACGGTTACGATGTGGACGTTGAAGTAACAGATAATGGAACAGGAAACGAAGTAGTATCATGCGAGATTTACGATGTTGGGGGCAGTAAGAACAATGGTTAATTTTTTAGCAGGAACATTTTTAGGAACTGTATGCGGAGTCGTAGTAATGGCACTGTGTCAGGCAGCGAAAGAGAGGGATGATTAAATGATTTATGAAAAGAGTTATGGAAAATGTCACGAATGTAAGAAATTCGGTACGGTTGACTGTCCTACAAGTTCTAAGTGCTTGGCTTTTGATGAACGTCCTTTCTTTGAACCTAAGAAAGGAACAAAAAAGTGGTGGATGAAATTACTATCGTTATTTAAATAAAGGAGACTATAAAATGGAAAGATTAACAGAGTATCATGCAGGAGTTGCGGTAATCAAAAATAAAGACCTGCTGCCGCAGGCAATGAAAAAACTTGCAGAAATCGAAGATGAAGAAGAAAAAGAAAAGGAGCAAGAAGAGGTGTTGAAAGACTTTGAAGAAGATATTGCGTTTATTGCACACCATTACGGATACGAGTCGCAGAGCCGACAGTTAATTGAAGAAATGGCAGAACTTACACAGGCAATCAATAAAAAGTGGAGAGCAGAGAACAACGGTTTATATCGTGGCTACTATGATGATTTTAAAGCAATTATAGAAGAACTTGCAGACGTACAGATATGCATTGAGCAGGTAAGGTTATTACTTGGCATTAAGGATAAACAGATTGAGAACGCAATGGAATCTAAAATTATAAGAGAAAAAGCAAGGATTCTGAAGAACAACAAAAATAAACCACAATGGAAAGAAAATTTCATGAACCGTTTTGAAAGGAGACAGTAGTATGGCAGGAACAGGACCGTGTTTTAATTGCAAAGACAGACATGTGGCATGCAGCGATACATGCGATACATATAAAAGCTGGATAGCGGACTTAAAAACCGAACATAACAAGAAAAAGCAAAATGCAATGATGTATTCCTACACAAAAGAGAAGAACATTGCCAAGAAAGCAATGAGGAAACGATGAGAAATCCATGTAAAACCTGTGCAGAACCAATCTGCATGGGCATCTGTAAAGATAAAGTCAGATATCGGGAGTACTTAAACAGGATAAGATGGCAGATCATAGAACTTAACAGGAGGGGAGAACGTGGACAAGAGCGTATTGATCCAATATTGCGATATGAAGCAGAGAATCAAAATAATTAGAGAGAGGATAAGAAAGCTTGAAAAAGAAATAGCAGATTTGAGAAAAATGCAGGTTGTAGATACTGTGACTGGTGGATATGGTGGAACGCAGCACTTTGTCATCGAGGGCAGACCTGACGGAATTATTGGTAAAAAAGAACAATTGCTTACGAAACGTTACAATCTGCTAAAAGAGGAAGAATTAGAGCTGCTCACTCTGACAAATGAAGCAGAAGAATATATACATAGCATTGAATCCATAGAGTTGAGGAATATGTTTGATTTTTACTATTTGCAGGATTTAAATTGGGCAAAGGTAGCATATCAGATGAATCTGCTGTATCCGAATCGGAATACACCTTATACAGATGAGAACTGCAGACAGAGAAATAAAAGATATTTTGATAAAAATGAATGAATGTCACGCACTGTCACGAGAAAATGACTTATTATTATACTCGGACAAAGTGTAAAGCAACAGAACACCAGTCCTAGACAAGTTTATCACAATGGAAGTTCTTATGACCTGGAGCTTCCATTGAGGGATTTTCATTGGAATCCTCCCTTACATTTTTCGGCATCCAGTAATGGGTGCTGTTTTTATGTCACAATTTGTAGATTATACTGGTAAATTGTGGTATAATTTATAAAGAAAGTACGGAGGGAAAGTTAATGGCAAATATAATAGCAATCGTTTGGGACTTTGATAAGACATTGGTAGATGGTTATATGCAAGATCCAATATTTAAGCATTATGATGTAAATGCGAAAGATTTTTGGGATGAAGTGAATAGTTTGCCTCATAAATATCAAGAAGAACAAGGAGTATTAGTAAATCCAGATACCATATATTTAAACCAGTTTATTTATTATGCTAAAAATGGGAAATTTAAAGGACTGACTAATAAAAAGTTAGAAGAATTTGGAAAGGAATTAAAGTTTTATCCAGGAGTTCCAGAGATTTTTAAGGAAACTAAAAAATTGATTGAGGAAAATCCAATCTACAAGGAATACGATATTCATGTTGAACATTATATAGTGAGTACAGGAATGACACAGATTATTAGAGGGTCTTCGGTAATGCCGTATGTCGAGCATGTTTGGGGATGTGAATTGATCGAGGGCAAAGATAAGGATGGAGATCCGTGCATTTCTGAAATAGGCTATACGATAGATAACACTAGCAAAACGCGAGCATTATTTGAAATCAATAAGGGGGTTCATCGACAAGATGCTGATGGCGTTGATGTGAATACAAAGATACCGGAAGAAGCGAGAAGAGTTCATTTTATTAATATGATGTATGTTGCGGATGGGCCAAGTGATATACCGGCATTTTCGGTTATAAATCAATATGGCGGGGCGACATTTGCGATATATCCTAAAGGAAATATGGAAGCAATGAAGCAAGTGGAGCAAATGAGAGCTGATGGAAGAATTAATATGTATGCGGAAGCAAATTATACTGAGGGGACAACGGCGTATATGTGGATTTGTAATAAAATAACAGAATTTGCAGATCGGATTAGAGAAGATGAAAAGAATAAACTTGCTAAGTTTGCAGCTGCTGGAACTCCCAAGCATTTAGTTGATAATTAGAACTAAATAATATGTTTTAAGTGTTCCTGTATAATATTAGCGCACCCTTCGGGGTGCTTTTTTCATACGCAAATTTAAGAAAGGAAGGTAAAGAACATGAAATACAGAAAGAAACCAGTAACAATTGAAGCGTTTCAGTATGATGGAGATTTAAAAAGGGCAGATGGTAAATATTATGTTCCAGAATGGGCAGTGAAAGCATTCTCGGAAGGTATTATGTTTTATGATGCCCATGATCCAATATCCCCACCGACAGAATTGTATATTAAAACATTAGAAGGCGTTCATCATGCAAGTGTTGGGGATTACATCATCAAAGGTATGAATGGAGAACTTTACCCATGTAAGCCGGATATATTTGAAAAGACTTATGAAATAGCAGAATAACATTGCCGGTATATCCGGCATAAGGACCATTAGCTCAGTTGGTCAGAGCAGTCGGCTCATACCCGATCGGTCCAGGGTTCGAGTCCCTGGAGGTCCATTTAAAAGAAAGGAGTGAGTCTGAATGACGGAAAAACAAAAAAGATTTTGTGACGAATATCTGATTGATTGTAATGCCACTCGGGCTTACAAGGCAGTTTATAAAAATATAAAAAATGATGGAGTAGCAAGAAGGAATGGAAGTAGATTGCTGACAAATGCTGACATCAAAAAATATATAGATGCCCGAATGGAAGAACTTCACAATGAGAAGACGGCAGATGCTCAGGAAGTAATCGAGTATCTGTCTGCTGTCCTTCGCGGAGAGAGTACCGCACAGGAAATTGTAGTTGTGGGAACTGGTGACGGCTGTAGTAAAGCAAAGACTGTAGAGAAAGCGCCATCAGAAAAAGAACGATTAAAGGCTGCGGAGCTTCTTGGTAAGCGGTATGCGCTATTCACCGACAGGGTTGACATGGATACCGATATGGATCTGAATATCACAATTGATTATGGAGATAATGACAATGAAGAAAGTTAATATTTTAGGAACGTTATATACGATATATTTTGATGCGCCAGATGAAAAACTTCCAGAGGGTTGTGATGGATGTATGGATCAGAGTATTCATCAGATTAGGATCGCGAAGTTAGAATCCAGTAGAAACTCTTTAAGGAATTTGAAAGAGTACAAGAAGAAGGTACTCAGGCATGAAATTATTCACGCGTTTCTGTACGAGTCTGGATTATGGAATAACAGTGGCGGTGCCGAAAGCTGGGGACGGAACGAGGAGATTACAGACTGGATTGCTATTCAGTCACCGAAACTTTTCAAAGCCTTTAAAGAAGCTGATTGCCTGTGAAAATAAATGTTCAAGCTAATCCATGCTTTAAAGAGGTTGACCGCAGTAAAAAACGATACATCGTGATGAAAGGCTCTGCCGGATCCGGAAAGAGTATGGATACAGCACAGCATTATATCCTAAGGCTCATGAGTGATCCTGGCCGAAATCTTTTATGTGTCCGAAAAGCGGATGTAACAAATAGAGATAGCACTTTTGCAGAATTGCAGGGTGCTATTTTTCGTATGTTCGGAGAACAGTATAAACGATACTGGTACATCAATGCATCAAATATGATTATAGAATGCAAGAGTAATCATAATCAGATTATATTCAGAGGTGTGAATGATGAAAGGCAGAGAGAAAAGCTGAAATCAATCACATTCAAGCGAGGAAAACTTACCGATGTTTGGATAGAAGAAGCAACAGAGATTACACAGTCAGATTTTGAAATTATCGATGACCGACTAAGAGGCGAATTGCCAGAAGGACAGTTCTATCAGATTAGAATGACATTTAACCCTGTATCAGCACACCACTGGATCAAGAAAGTGTTCTTTGATCGTACTGATCCTGATGTACTCACACACCAGTCAACTTACGAAAAGAACCGATTCATCGATGAAGCATATCACAGACGAATGCTAAGACGTAAAGAGGTAGACCCAGAAGGATACAGAGTTTATGGCCTTGGAGAGTGGGGAGAAGTTGCAGGTTTGATCCTTAAAAATTATGTCATAGAAGAATTTGATCGTACACCAGAACGCTTTGATTACATGGTAAATGCACAGGACTTTGGATTTAACCATGCAAACTGTATTGGGGAGGTTGGGTTCAAAGATGGCGATCTGTACTTATGCCAGGAACTCTATGTCTACGAAATGGACACAGAAGAAATTATCAAAAAGGCAGCAGGGAGATTCAACAAGAAACTTCGTATGTGGTGTGACTCTGCGGAACCAGATCGTATCAAGATGTGGAAGAAAGCAGGATATAGGGCAAAAGGAGTAAAGAAAGAGCTAAACAGTGTCAGTGCACAGATTGACTATTTGAAACAGCACAGAATACACATCTATCCAAGCTGTGTAAACACAATTAAAGAAATACAACAATGGAAGTGGAAGAAAGATGAGAGAACAAATACTTATCTGGATGAACCAGTTCCATTTTTTGATGATGCAATGGCTATGCTGCGTTATTCGATTGAAGAAGAACGAAAGCAGAAACCAAGACTAAACACAAAAGTGAAAGGAGGAATATGATGCGTAAAGAAATTTATAGGATATCGCCAGACGAAGAACTAACAGATGCGAAGTTGAGTCGGTTTATCGCAAGGCATGCTGCAGAAAGCACGTTTCGGTATAAACAATTACAGGATGCATACGAAACAGATTTCCCAATCTTTCACGAAAAACCAAAACCAGAGTGGAAACCCGATAATCGTATTGCTGTAAACTTTGCAAAATACATTGTAGACACAATGAACGGGTATTTCATTGGAAATCCAATCAAAATCACAGTAGATGATGGAGAGGAAACGATTGAAAAATACATAGAATTTCTTGATCAGTACAATGATCAGGATGACAACAATGCAGAATTGTCTAAGATTTGCTCTATTTATGGAAAAGGGTACGAAATGTATTATAACGATGAAGAAGGAAACGTCGGAATTATATATTTAAATCCAACAGAAGCGTTTATGATCTATGATGATTCGGTACTTAAACGTGAACGCTATTTTGTTCGGCTATATAGGGATGAGGATAATGTCTTGCATGGAAGTGTATCGGACCAAGAAAAAGTTCGATGGTTTACTATAAAAGGGAAGATTGTTTGGAATGAACAAGAACAATTACATTACTTTAATGGAGTGCCAGCAACAGAGTACCGGGAAAATAAAGAATGCCAGGGAATCTTTGAACCAGTGATGTCTATGATCAATGCATATAATAAAGCAATCAGTGAAAAAGCGAATGATGTAGATTATTTTGCGGATGCATATTTGAAAATTATAGGGACTTTATTGGATGAGGATGAATTGAAACATATTAGATCAGATCGCGTGATCAACTTCGATGGAGATGCAGAGAATCTGATGATTGATTTTTTACAGAAGCCGGATGGAGATGTAACACAGGAACATTTGATTGATCGCTTGGAAAAATTGATATTTCAGATTGCTATGGTGGCAAACATCAGTGATGAGAACTTTGGTACAAGCTCCGGTATTGCGATGAGTTATAAATTGCAGGCAATGAATAATCTTAGAAAAACCAAAGAGCGTAAATTTACATCTGGGATGAATCGAAGATACAAACTGATCTTTAGTAATCCTGGAAACGCTATGAAAAAAGATGATTGGGTGAAGTTGCATTATAAATTCACACCAAATGTTCCAGCAAACCTATTAGAAGAAAGTCAGATCGCACAAAATCTTTCTGGTGTTGTGTCACAAGAAACACAGCTCGGAGTCTTAAGTGTTGTGGATAATCCGAAGACAGAGATTGAGCGTATAGACAAAGAAGAGGAGAAGCCAAGAGATGTAGTGATGCAGCAGATGTTTGGAGACAAGACAGATGAGCAGTAAAAATTACTGGAGAGAGCGAGAAGAACGTCAGAGAAAATTGAATATCAAAAATGAAGCTGAGTATCAAAAGAAATTAGATGATATTTATGCGGATATGCTTGAAAATATAGAAAAGGAGATCAACGGATTCTATGTGAAGTATGCTAAAGCAGAGGGAATCACGATGGCAGAAGCCAAGAAGCGGATCGCCAAGATTGATATTGAAGCATATGCCAAGAAAGCAAAACGTTATGTTAAGAATAAGGACCTCTCGAAGAAAGCCAATGATGAGATGCGATATTATAATGCAGCAATGAAGATCAATCGATTAGAATTGTTAAAAGCCAACATAGGAATGCATTTGGTAGGCGGCTATGATGAGATAGAGAAGATGTTTGGAGATGTGTTCACACAGCGAACTGAGGAAGAAATGCGGAAACAAGCAGGTATACTAGGAAAGACGATTAATGATAATGCGAAAAAGGCAAGAGTGATCGTTGACGCATCTTATAAAAACGCAACGTGGTCCGAACGTATCTGGGCGCACCAGTCAATGCTGAAATCAGAAATCGACAAGCTTCTTCAGGAAGGGTTGATCCAAGGGAAACACCCAAGCGTACTTGCGAGACATTTAGAAAAACTATTTGGAGTCAGCAAGAGTAACGCAATGAGACTGATGGTTACAGAACTTGCAAGAGTTCAGACAGAAGCCCAGAAGCAGTCGTACATAGAGAATGGTTTTGATCATTATCAGTATATAGCGTGTCAGAAGTTAGATGCCTGCAGTGAATGTAAGAGACTGGATGAGAAAGTGTTCAAAGTAATTGATATGATGCCAGGAGAAAATGCTCCTCCGATGCATCCGTATTGTCATTGTAGTACAGCGGCTCATATGGATGATAATGATTATGAGAAATGGCTAGATACGTATTCGGAGCATGGACTTGATTTTGAATCGTGGCAGCAGTTGAAAGCACAAAGCAGAAATGATAAAATTCAATTAGATGAAGATGAATTGAGCGCTTTAATGAAATATAAAAGTTTTGAGTCTTATACAATCAATGATCTGCTGAGAAGATGTGAAGACCCACAGAAACTTCCAGAAAAAGATCAACAATTTGTCAGTCATTTAGACTCGGCATTAACGAAAGTTCCACAATACGAAGGGGATTTAGTTAGAGCGGTTGATTTTTCTAGTTATGCAGATTGTGAAGAAAGAATAATAAAATGCGTGGAAGAATTTGTTGAAAAGAAAGAAATCATTATAGATCAATACTGGAGTACATCGAAAGAGGAAGGATATAATGAAGAAGCTAAAATTGTGATTTATATTCAAAATTCAAAGAAAGGAAGGGACATTAGTCAGCTCGGACTAGATGAAAAAGAAGTTTTATATGAACGAAAATCAGGGTTTAAAGTTTTAAGTAAAAAGAAAGTAGATGGAGTTTGGTATATTCTTTTACGAGAGGTATAGATATGGCGTATGAAGATATTTATAAAGGATTAACAGAAGAAGAAAAACAAAGAATGATAAAGGATGACATTCCAAAATTTCGAGTTATAGGAGACGCTAATTTATCGGAAGAAGAGTTGGTACAAGCCGAACAAGATTTAAACAAAATAATTAAAAGACTTCGAAAGAGAGCTAAAAACAAAAAATGATGTTGTCAATATTACTTTACACTTTTTTCTCAAGGATATTCGACCTATGCTGCCTCCTGCAATGAATCATAGTATTGCTGTCTCTTAATCATAGGGGGTAAACCTCCATTAGCAGAACAGATTCTCCTATTGTTCCAATAACTGATGAAGTATCTCCAGATAAGTGTTTTTAATTGTTCTACTGTCATTGTAGTAGTGTTGTAGCGTCCATAGAATAATTCCTCTTTAAATCTTGCCCACATGCTTTCGCATCTGGCATTGTCATGACATCGGCCGCCTGCACTGTTCATGCTTTGCAGAATGCCATATTTATTGATTGCTTTACGGTATAATTCGCTTGTGTACTGTGTTCCTCTGTCGCTGTGAAGGATTGCACCACAAAGTGCCGGATATGCTTTAACAGCATTTTCAAGTGTCTGCTCGCACAGGGTTGCTTTCATGTTTGTATCCATGGCTAACCCCAATACTGCTAGATCATAACAGTCAAAGATGGCAGAAACATAGAGTTTTCCATCAGCGGCTTTTATTTCTGTCATATCAGTTACACATTTTTCAAGCGGTTTTTTTGCTGTAAAGTCGCGTTTTATTAAATCATCTGATTTACGGGCTTTTTTGTCCGCTTTGGTAATGCCGTTTGGCTTGCGTTTTGGTTTATGATTAAGACCAATTTCTTCCATGACGCGATAAACAGTTCTCTCGCTTGGAATATGAACTCCATCGGGCTGTTTAAGCTGTAATGCCTGATACATACGGATTCTTCCATAAGTATCATTGCATTCATCTTCGTTGCAGATATCCAGCATAGCATCTGCTAGTGACTGATATTTCCATGGAGCAACCTTTGTTTTCAGATAATGATTGAATGCCTGCCTGGAAACTTTGAGAGCCTTACAATAGAAAGAAATTTTACCCTTAATCCTGCCGTCATCCGTTTTGAGTGCAATAAACATTAGTCTCTGTTTTTTGCGGACTTCCGACGGCTGGCTGCGAAAAAAGCACTAGCTTCTTCAAGGAATTCGTTTTCTTCCTTTAAATGACGAATTTCTTTATCCTGTTCCTTAACACGCTTTCTAAGCTCGATAAGTTCATCGTTAAGGGATAATGCTGCCTTAGGTGAGTGGACAGCTTCATTTGCGCTGAGTCGCCCTTCTTTGAAGGCTTTTATCCAACAGTAAATAGTTCCATCAGGAACACCTAATTCTTTCGCTGCTTTATGCCCACCTATTTCCTGAGCAAGCTTTACAGCCTGTGCTTTAAATTCGTTGTCATAAGATTTTTGCGTACGTTTTGCTGACATAATAATTCACTCCTTATTCTCTACTGATTATATATCAAAATCCTTGAGAATAGGGTGTCAACTTTTTTTATACCACATCAGTGCGTGATCATGAAATCACAGTAGTAGGCCATGCAAATTATGCAGAGTATGGCAGAGACATTATATGTGCATCGGTGTCGATGTTATTGCAGAACCTAGTAAAGTCAATTCATGATCTAACCGACGACAAAATAGAATACGATTTAAAAGCTGGACAGGCTTTTATCAGATACAGGGATTTATCAGAGAAATCAAAAACTTTGATAGATTCCTTTTTTATTGGCATTTGTAGCGTTGCAGATGCTTATCCGGATTATGTCCGGATCGTGTAACTGTTGTGACCGAAATGTCGTTAAACTAAGTTTTTATTAGCAATGATCTGGAAAGAGACGGATCAGGGCGAAAGGAGCAAATATGGAGAAATACAAGTTATTTTTACAGCTGTTCACAGAAGGAGATGACGGTGGGACCGGTGACGGGAATGGCGATGGATCCGGAGCAGAAGGTGGAAATAATGAACCAATGTCGTTTGATGACTTCTTAGGCCTAGAAGGAAATCAGGCAGAATTTGACCGCAGACTGAACAAAGCGGTAAAAACAGCAGTGACCAATGCAGAAGAAAAATGGAAGGCACTGACTGACGACAAGCTGACAGAAGCAGAAAAGCTCGCCAAAATGACCAAAGAAGAAAAAGCGGAATATCGTGCAAAGAAAGCAGAAAAAGAACTGGCAGATCTGAAAAAGATGAATGCCAGAACCGAACTGGCTAAAACAGCACGAAAGATGTTAGCGGATGAATGCATCAATATTCCAGATGAACTTCTTAGCAATTTGGTAACAGACGATGCAGATGGAACTAATACCGCGGTTAAATCGTTTGCAAAAATGTATAAGGAAGCAGTGCAGGCAGCAGTCAAAGAAGCAATCAAAGGAAAACCACCAAAAGCAGGAACAGGCGGTGGAAATACGATCACAAAAGAACAGATCATGGACATCAAAGACCCGATCGAACGTCAGAAGATGATCCGAGAAAATATCAATCTGTTCCAGTAAAGAAAGGAGAAGAAATGGGAAAATATAAATTAGACCTGCAGTTATTTGCAGCACCAGATGGAATGACTGGACATGGAAACTTAGAAGTAAAGGCAAGGGAAATTGACTTTGTAACATCTTTCGGAAAGAATATTCAGGCATTATTAGATGTACTTGGTATCGCAAGGATGATCAGAAAAGAGAATGGAAGTGCCTTAAAAACAAAAGAAGTAGCAGGAGAACTGAAATCAGGAGATATTGGAGAGGGAGAAGAAATCCCATATTCTCAGTACAAAGTAACAGAAAAGGTATTCGATACGATTAAGATTGAAAAGTATCGAAAAGGCGTATCCTTGGAAGCAATTGCAGAAAAAGGATATGATGTTGCTGTCAATGATACAGACGAAGAATTTAAATCAGATCTTCAAAATAAGGTTAGTGATAAATTCTACAAGCAGTTAAAAGCTGGATCACTCACAGGAGCAGAAACAACATGGCAGATGGCAGTTGCAATGTCCATCGGAAGAGTGAAAGACAAATTTAAGAAGATGAAAAGAACCGCAACAGGTGTAGCCGTATGGGTTAACACACTCGATGTATACAAATATGTAGGTGCAGCAGATATCACACTGCAGACAGCATTCGGATTTGAGTACATGAAGAATTTCTTAGGCGCTGATGTTGTATTCATCAGTTCCGAGATCCCAGAAGGTGTTGTAATTGCTACTCCGCTGAACAACATTGTAGCTTACTATGTTGATCCAGGGGACAGTGAGTTTGTAAAAGCTGGATTATCCTACACAACAGACCCAACGACAGGGTTTATCGGATTCCATGCACAGGGAACCTATGAAAGAGCAATCTCTGACTTATTTGCGATCATGGGGTTACGTCTTTTCTGTGAATATCTCGATGCGATCGCCTATACAAGTGTTGGAAGCAAAGATACGCAGACTCTTGGAGAATTACATCTTACAGCAACAGAAGGTACAAATGATGGCGATACAGTGATCATGGTAGATGAACAGCTTATGTCTATGAAAAATATGTTCAAATATAAGGTAAACGCATCTGCAGCAACAGCCGTAACTTATGGCATGGATGTAAAGAACTGGTCTAAATGGGATGGAGTATCAGAGATCACAGCAGCAAAAGGCAATCATGTGACAATCGTTGAGTGTGATCGTAACTACAAAGCAGTAAGATCAGGGGATGTAGTATCCGCTGCAAAAGAGTAGTGAGGTGTTGATATGACTTATGAAGTAGTAAAAGCATTTCATGATTTGCAGGATTATAAAGATGTCAAAGGCGGTAAAGTATATCATCACTATGATGTCGGGGATACCTATCCAAGACAGGGATTAAGTCCAACACCAAACAAAACAAGAATCGAGGAACTTCTTAGCAGCGGAAACGCTCAGGGAGTTCCTTTAATTGCAGAAGTAAAGGAGAAAGCGAATGCTGGAAAAGCTTAAGACAATGCTTGGTTTTGAGGATTCCACGCAGGATGAAAAACTGATGTTGATCTTAGATTCTGTAGAATCAAGGCTTCGATTACTGCTTGGCGGCACAGATCCACCAGATGAGATGGAACACATCATTATCGAAGTAGCGATCATTCGTTTTAATCGTATCGGATCCGAAGGATTGGCAAGTCACAATGTGGAAGGAGAAACACAGTCGTATGCATCTGCAAATGATTTTGCTCCGTTTATGGATGAAATCGAAGCATATTTGCAGATGCAAAAGGATGCAAAGCGAGGAAAGCTGAGGTTTCTATGAGATATGATACAATGATTTACTTTCAAAAGTTGACACAAGGAGAATATGATCAGGAAACAGGGGATTATAAAGAAGATTCTGTAAGCGAAGATCAAAAACAAGCATCGGTTATGGATACAACAACACAGATGATGCAGGTTGTTTATGGAATGATCAAACAAGGAAGCTTGACAATTCAGTTACAGAATCACTATGATCAGCCATTTGATCAGATCAGAACTGGAAACAAGATCTATAAAGTTGATTATTCAAGGAAACTTCGAACAAAACAGACTTTTATTGTATCGGAGGTGCAGTGATGAGTGGTCTTAAGGTAAATGGATTAGATCAACTTAATGCAAAATTAAGGAAAAACATGGATCCTAATGTAGTAAAGACAGTGGTTAAAAAGAATGGGGCAGATCTTCAGAAAAAGGCACAGAGATATGCGCCAGTAGATACTGGAACGTTAAAGAGAAGCATTGATCTTAATATTAAAGATGGTGGTTTAACTGCGGTTGTAGCACCAACGACAGATTATGCAGAATATGTTGAGTATGGAACACGTTTCATGGAATCACAGCCATATATGCGCCCAGCACTGGGTGAGCAGAAGCAGATTTTTAAAAGAGACTTAGAAAAGATAATGAGGTGATTATGGACCCACAGCAGGAGTTATTTACTGAGCTGCTGTTAGAATTAAAGGAAAAATATCAGGATACGGGAATTGGTGTGTACGATACGTTCTTGCCACCGGATAAAACCCCGTATCCTTTTGTTTACCTTGCAGACAGCACACAGGATGATCAAGCAAATAAAACAACAGTCTTTGGAGCAGTCAGCCAGGTAATCCATGTCTGGCATAACAATCCAAGACAGAGAGGAACACTATCGAAGATATTGTTAGAAATCAAAGATATGTGCTACAAGATCGGAGAAACAAAAAACTTTGGTTGGAGTCTTGTAAGAGTGAACCAAAGAATCCTCTCGGATACAACAACAAAAGAACCCCTTATGCATGGGGTTTTAGAATTAGAATTTACATTTAATTAGGAGGTAGCAATGTTAAATTTACAGCTTTTTGGAAACGAAGCGGTACAAGGTAAGAAGATTGTTTATCTGTATCGAATTTTATCTGAATCAGCAACACAAGCGGGTGCGACACTTGCGTTTACAACAGAAAACGGCCGTACAAAGTCAAAGGATGCAGATTCTACAGCAACAAAGGATGGTTCTATCAGAACACCAGGTGCAGCAGAAGTAGAAATTACTGCAACTTCAATTCTGAAGAAAGACGATGAATTAGTGGATAAGCTTGAAAAGGCTTTAGATGATGATGAACTGATTGAGATTTGGGAAGCTAATTTAGCGGAACCAGTTGGATCAGGAAGTAATAAATTTAAAGGAAAATATTTTCAGGGGTATCTGACAGAAATTGAACGAACAGCGAATGCAGATGAGTTTGTAGAGATTTCTTTAACATTCGGTATTAACGGAACAGGTGTAGACGGAGATGTAACTGTGACAGCACAGCAGCAGGAACAGGCATATGCATTTGTGGATACACCAAAAACAGGAGCTTAGGAGGTAACACATGTACGAATTACAGATTAATGGAACAACATACGAATTTAACTTTGGAATGGGATTTATGAGAGAAATCAATAAAACAATCGCTGTTCCAGTAGAAAATATTAAAGGGAAAACAAAAGATATTGGACTTCAGTATAAAGTTGCAGAAATGTTGGATGGAGATCTTGATGCATTAGAAGATGTCTTACTGGTAGCGAACAAAGGATTTTTACCACGGCTTGAACGAACAGAACTGGATAAGCACATCGAAGATGAAAACACAGATATCGATGAATTATTTGATACGGTACTGGGTTTCTTAGAGAGTGCAAATGCTACGAAGAAAACGACACGAGAACTCAAGGAAGAAGTGGAGAAGCAGAAAAAGAAACAACAGGAAGAATAAAAAATTTTGAAGAAATATACCGGGAACTAGCGATTGACTGTTTCCGGTATTTTGGTTTTACGTCGTTTGATCAAGTAGATCAATTGACGATTGCGCAATATGAGATCATGGCCGAAGCAGCAAGGTTAAAAGAAGTAGACAAAGATTATCGAAATCATTTGCAAGCATTCCTTAATTTTGCGGTACGTGCAAAGAAGAAAGCTGGAAAGAATAAGCAGAAACCAGTTTATCCAACATTTAAGAGGTTTTATGACTATGAAGATGCGATCGAACAGGTAAAACAAAAGAACAAGCCAGATCGCTTTGAAAAGATGAAGAGATTGTTAAGAAGGAGGGAGAGCTGATGGCAGAATCATATAGTGTTGAAGCAATATTAACAGCAAGAGATGCTGGATTTGAAGCCGGAATGAAAGCAGCTCAAAAATCCACACTATCTTTAGGAAAAGTTCTTAAAAGCGGAATCGGTTTCGGGGCAATGGCAGCAGTAGGAAGTAAGGCCGTATCTGTAGTTACTTCTGGTCTTTCAGAAGTTGTAGGTGGTTTAAATGAATCGAGTGCTGCATGGAAAACTTTCGAAGGCAATATGAGCATGAATGGCCATTCAAAAAAAGAAATAGCAAGTACCAAAAAGGAACTTCAAAAATTTGCAGAGCAAACAATTTATAGCTCTTCTGATATGGCATCTACATATGCACAGTTAGATGCAGTTGGAACCAAAAGCACAACAAAACTTGTGAAAGGTTTTGGAGGTTTAGCGGCAGCAGCAGAAAATCCACAGCAAGCAATGAAGACCTTGTCTCAGCAGGCTACACAGATGGCTGCGAAACCTAAAATACAGTGGGAAGATTTCAAATTGATGGTTGAACAGACACCTGCAGGTATTGCGGCTGTTGCAAAAACGATGGGAAGATCTACACAGCAGTTAATTAAGGATGTTCAGGATGGCAAAGTAAAAACCGAAGACTTCTTTGCAGCGATCGCTAAGACAGGAACCAATAAACAATTTACAAAACTTGCAACAGAATATAAAACTGTTGGCCAGGCGATGGATGGTTTAACAGAGACAGCAGCAAATAAACTGCAGCCTGTGTTTGACAAAGTATCCAGCATTGCGATTAAAGGAGTAAGCGATGTAACAAATCTTTTAGATAATGTCGATGGAAATAAGATAGCAAACAAGATCGGTGGATTTGCAACAAAGGCAGGGAAATATTTTTCAGTTTTTAAGGCAGATGCAAAAGAAGTAGGACAAGCATTTGGTTCGGCAGTAGATGCTGTTGGCAAAAGCTTTGGGAAATTAAATGGTTCATTTGGTTCTGCAAAATCTATATCTGGATTTAAAAGTATATTTGGTGGAATTACCGGAGGATTAAAAAGTTTTGCTGGATTTTGTGAAGATCATTCAGATGCAATTGCATCACTGATAACGCAATTACCAAAATTATTAGTAGCTTACAAAGGTTTTAAAATTGTAAAAACTCTTGCACCTGGGATAGGAAGCTTTACGAAATCAATTTTATCGTTAGCTGGAAAAGGAATTACAGGACTTGCAGCAAAGCTTTTTGGGGTAGCTGCAGGTGAGGTGGCTACAGGAAATTCGGCTAAAGTAAGCAATAAGTCAGTTTTAGCGATGGCAAAAAGTACAATGATGTTAGGCGTAGGAGTTTTAATGGTTGCAACTGGATTTGGGATTATGGCACAAGCAAGTATTGCACTAGCTAATTCCGGCGGATTGGCAATAGGGATAATGCTTGGGATGACTGGTGCATTGGCTGCACTTGTAATTGGCGGAATGGCTGCAATGAAGATATTTTCTCAAACACCAGCAAGAGCACAAGCTGGAGCAGTAGCTTTACTCGCTTTAGGAGCAGGAATATTAATGGTTGCAGCAGGTCTAGCAATCATGGCAGCAGCAAGTATCGCACTTGCTAATGCAGGAACACCAGCGATTGCTTGCATGGCAGGAATGGTTGTAGCAGTTGGAGCATTAATGGCAATCGCAGGAGCGGTTGGACCAGCGATGACAGCAGGGGCAGTTGGATTTATAGCTTTTGGAGCAGCAATTGTCCTTGTTGGAGCAGGAGCATTATTAGCAGCTGCATCGTTAGCGGTTGTTGCAGGAGTTCTTCCAACAGTGGTGCAATATGGAACTGCAGGAGCCGTGGCTATAGCATCACTTGGAGCAAGTATGATAGTATTCGGAGCAGGAGCGGCAGTCGCAGGAGCTGGCTGTATTGTACTTGGAGCTGGATTACTAGCAGTTGGAGTTGGTGCAACAGCTGCGGGAGGCGGACTTTTAATACTTGGAACCGTATTGCTTGTAACAAGTAAAGGATTCACAACATTTGCACAAGTGATCAAAACAGTTGTAGATGCAATCAGTGGTGGTCTAAGGACAGTATTAGACGGAATTGCAAATGTGATCAAATCCGTTGGAGACTCCGCTAAGAATGCAGGAATTGGTTTTAAAAGCGTAGCTGAAGGAATCAAGATGATCTCTGGATTATCAATCGGATCAATAGCAAAAAGCCTCGGAGCGGTAGCAATTGGAATTGGGAAGATTTCAAGAAAAGGCTCTGATATCCAACAGACCGCAAATGGCATGAAAACTTTATCCGCAGCGTCTGTTTCTGTAAATTCAAGTTTTGGATCCATGGGAGCGAAAGCAACATCAGCGCTATCTGGAATCAAAAAATCAATGTCCAGTACGGCCAATGCTGCAAAATCATCTGGAAAGAAGATGGGAAGCGGGTTCACCTCTTCCATGCAAAGTGGATTAAGCAAAGGACCAGGTATTGCCTCAAAAGCTGTATCTAGCACAAATTCAAGATTACGTTCAGGACGATCTGGAGCATACAGTGCAGGTGCTTATATCAGTCAAGGGTTTGCACAAGGAATGAGTTCATGTCTGGGACAGATCGAAGCCGCAGCATCCAGAATGGTATCAGCAGCAGAAAAAGCGATCAGGGCAAAAGCTCAGATCCATTCGCCATCCAGAATGACGAAAAAAGATGGTCGTTACATAGCGGCAGGTCTTGCAATTGGTATCAGAAATGGTATCAGCAGCGTGAAATCTGCAAGTAAAACTTTAGCAAAAACAGCGATAAACACAATGAAGAAAGCAACAAAATCTCGTAAATACGAAGATGCAGCAAGTAATGCGATCGACAAATACAAGACATCAATGAACAATAAGGTGTCCAGCATTACAAAATCTTTAAACAATAAGATCAATGCAGGTATCAAGAAGCTTAAGAAACAACATCCGAAATTGAAAAAAGCTTATACGAAGGTTGGAAAAATTCTGAAATCCGATATGAGCAAAACGATCAAAAAACAAGGTCAGAAAGCGATCAACGCAGTAGATAAGGCATTAACAGCTCTTGGAAAGAAGTACCAAGAAAAATACGATGCAATTGCGGAGGATAGAGATAATTATAAGAGCAAATTAGCAGACTATGGCGATCTGTTCAGTTCCGATAATTATGGATATATCTCTTTGGTAGACTTTAAAGCTCAGAAGAAACAGGCTGACCAGCTTGCGAAGAACATGGAGAAACTAAAAAATGTACTTCCATATGATCTTATGAGAGATATTCAGGATCTCGACACAGCGCAGGGACTGAAATATACAAATGAGCTTTTAAAGAAAAGTGACTCTTGGCTGAAGCAGTATGGAAAAGACTACAGCTCATTCATGAGTAGTGCAAATAAAAACGCAAAAGCATACTATAAGCCATACATTGATTCTTTAGACAAGGATTATAATAGCGAAGTTACAAAAGTACTGAAAAAACTTAAGAAGCAGATGAATACGATCGCACAGGATGCCACAAAAGGATTTGTCAAAGGGCTAACATCTAAGTCGAACAAGAAAGCTTTAAATAAGGCGGCGAAAGACTTGGCAAACATCCTTACCAAAGCCGTAAAAGGGAAATTAAAAATCCATTCGCCATCCCGTGTTATGAAAGCCTTAGGAGTATTCGTTGTAAAGGGATTTGTCAATGGAATCTCTTCTATGGCAAATACATTAGATAAAACGATGGATAGTATAATTACAATTCCAAACTTTAACAACCTTGCGATCGCAGGAGATGTTGGAGGAAGTCTTAACAGTGATTATGACTATTACACACAGGCAGAATACACGATTATTGTCCCAGTTGATCTTGATGGGAAAGAGGTTGCAAGAGTAACAGCACCATACACAGAAGCAGAGCTAAACAAACGACAGACAAGGCAGAACAGAAAACTTGGAAGAAAGTAAGGAGGGATAGGAAATGTATAATTTTATTGACACAAACGAATATATGAGTGAAGCAGTCCTGCCCTCCGAAGCCTTAAAAATAAATGGAGAGTATATCGAGGATCTGATTAAAGGATATAGGACACTTTATGTATCCGGAAGAGAAGGACTGGCTCAGGAGCTTAGCACATATGAAGTTGGAAACAGAAATGGATCCGGAGTGAATTACAGGAGATACCCGATACGAACGATTGTTGTCGGGTACCAGCTTGTATCAGACTCTCCTGGTGCGTTTCGGTCTGCTTACAATAAGCTTGCAAGTATCTTAGATACAGAGGACGCAGAGCTTATATTTAACGACGAACCGGATAAATTCTTTACTGGTACGCCGTCTGGATTGGGCGAAGTTGAACCAGGAAAAAATGCAATCACGAGTGAAATTGAATTTACATGCGTGGACCCGTTTAAATATTCCGTCGAAGAATACGAGGTAACTCCTACAATAGACAGTGGCGGTACGTTCGCTGTTGACTACAACGGAACATACAAGGCGTTTCCGACGTTTGAAGCCGATTTTTATCAGGATGAAAGTGGAGAAGAACATGACAATGGACGTTGTGGGTATGTTGCATTTTTCAATGACAATGAAAAGATTCTGCAATTTGGAAATCCAGAAGAATTGTCAGAAGAGGCAATCGAGGTCGTAAATACAGAAACAAATACTTATTTAGTACCAACAACGAAAGTGTTGCAAAATCACGTATTTACAAAATCGAGCAACTGGAACTCTGTAAAGTCAAAATATACATTAAACAATGGAGTTGTTTATAAAAATCACACCAAAACCGGTACGATAGGAGAAAAACACTCATATAACACGACACAGGAAGGCACATATTATCTTGCGGCTACAGGATACGGTTCCGGAAAGTCATGGCATGGACCGACGGCAACATATGCACTAAGCGAGTCAGCAACAGATTTTGAATTTACATACAGCCAGAAACTTGCAGTCGGAAGTGCAAAAGCAGATAAAAAACAGTGCGGTGCATTTCAGATGATTCTATCGGATTCCAGTGGGGCAATTATTGCCGGTGTTGATATATTCAAAGGAGCAGACGGAACCAAAGGAACCTGCAGGATGATTGTGAATGGAAAAGTGATGAAAGAAGCATCACTTGACTTGTCATATCATAATAAATGTTTCGGAAACAACAGGTCTGCAGATAAAAAGAAGAAGATAACAGCAATTAATACAGTAAAGGCATCGAGCATTACAAAAAAAGGAAGTACGATTACTTTTAATATTGGTGGAATCAAAAAAACTTTTACCGTTAGTGCAGTAAAAAGTAAATCAGTAACAAAAGTTACAGTCGCATTTCTTGCAAAAGGAAGCTCAAAAACATTAAGTTTTAACGGTCTTTATCGCATGAAAATGGTTAAAGATTACAAAAAGACTGTGAATGAAACGATAGAAACGATAACAACAGAGTATCACGATGTGCAGAATAAGTTTAATGTGAATGACGTTTTGCTTGTTAATTGCAGCGATGGTAGTGTTACACTTAATGACCTTGACCGTCCTGATCTCGGAGCACTCGGAAATGACTGGGAGGAATTTTGCTTGATTCCAGGGACGAATCAAATCGGGACAAGCTATTCAGACTGGGTAGATTCGTCCTATGCCCCGTCCTTTAAGATGCGGTATCGGGAGGTATTTATATGATTCTTTATTTTGCAAACAGAAAAATGGAAATACTGGGAAGTGCTGCTACAAATCTGCCGAATGGTATTAAGATTCTGGAAGACGTCAAAACTGAAGAAACCGAAACAGGAGTTGCGACATTTAGTTGCAAAATACCGTTTACGAAAAAGACAAGAAAAAAAGCAGAAGAATATACAGAGGTTGGCAATTATCTTTTGCGAAGCAATGGAGACGAAAACGAATTTTATACCATCATCGATGCAGAAATCGATACAGAAACTCGTGATATCTATGTTTACGCAGAAGATGCAGGTCTTGAACTGTTAAATGATATTGCATTAAAGGTTTCTTATGACTCTGCGCATAACCAGACATGGTATGTTTCAGAGACAATAAAAGACACAGGATTTGAAATTGGCATTGATGAGTCGGATGATGCTGAAAAGCAGTTATCCTTTGATGAAGAAACAATTACAAAAAGACTTAATTCCATCACAGAAGAATTTAGCTATGAACTTTCTTTTAGCTTTTCTGTTGAAAACTTATCTATCACGCACAAATACGTGAATATATATAAAAAACGAGGAAAAGATACTGGTATACAGTTAAGGCTAAACAGGGACATCAATAAGATAATTACTAAAAAATCTGTAGCAGATTTGGCAACAGCACTTTTAGTAACAGGTGCTACACCGGACGGAACGGATATTCCGGTAACTTTAGACGGTTATCAATACGATGATGGAGATTTCTATGTTGATGGTCATTACCTAAAATCAAGAAATGCATTTGACCGCTGGGGAAGAGTTGTATGGAAAAACGATTCTGGGAAAATGACAGAAAGTGAACGGCATATCGTAAAGACATTTACATATGACACAGTAAATCAGGAAGAATTGTGCAAGCAGTCCATTGCGGAATTAAAAAAAGTGTGTGATATTTCTGCAAATTACGAGGTAGATATTGCAAAATTGCCTGACGATGTAAAAATCGGCGATACTGTTAATATCGTTGATGACGAAGGTGAACTTTATCTATCTGCAAGGGTTTTGAAGCTAGAAAAAAGTGTTGCAGATAAGTCAAATGTGGCAACTCTCGGAGACTATCTGATAAAAGAAAACGGAATCAGTCAAAAAGTCGAGGAGCTTGCGGCACAATTTTCTGAGATTGCAAAAAACAGGACACTTTATACGTGGATTGCATATGCGGATGACAAATATGGTTCAGGAATTACACTTGATCCGGACAATAAACCATATATAGGTATCACAACAAATAAATTAAAAAAAGAAGTAGATATTTCTGACCCTTCGATTTTTGCGTGGTCTAAAATTGAGGGTGGACAGGGAGAACCTGGAAGAAGTCAGGAAAAAGTAGAGGACCAGTATTATCTTTCTACGTCGAATACAGAAGCAATCGGCGGAGAATGGTCTTTTAAAATGCCGGAATGGGAAAGTGGAAAATATATCTGGAAGCGGTATGCTGTGACGTGGTCAGATGGAGCTGTGACTTATACAAGCCCTGTCCTTGACAGCGCAATTAATCATGCAAACGAAGCATCTGATTACGCTATACAGCAGGCAGGCGTTGCGAAAGATTCGGCAGATAATGCCAAAAACGCAGCAATTTCGGCTGAAAATAATGCAAAAACAGCTTCCGACGCATCAATAAAGGCGCAAAATACAGCGAATGAAGCTAATGCTATTGCATCTACAGCACAAAGTGTTGCAAATGCCGCTCAGAAAGCTGCAGACGAAGCAAATGCAGATGTTGCAGTCATTAGCAAAGAAGTATCAAACATCAGAGAAGATGTTGCTATAGTAAGAGATGACCTTCAAGACAAGGTAACAACTGTAAAAGAAACGATGGAGGCGTTTTATGCGAAGAAAACAGATGTATCTGATACAGAGGCAACAATAAGGGCGGAAATTAGCAAGAGTGTCGCAGAAATCCAGACGACAATGGAATCTGATTACGCAAAGAAAACCGAACTTACAGAAGTCCAGTCAAATTTACAGACTCAAGTAACCCAAAATGCCACAAACATAACTTCCACAGCATCAGCGGTAGAAGAAGTAAGAATTGACGCATCGAATGCTCAAAATAAAGCAGCAGAGGCTACAGTGACAGCAGGTAATGCACAGAGTGCTGCAGACGAAGCAATACAAAAAGCTAATGATGCACAGGTGTCCGCAACGCAGTCTGTACAAGCCGCACAGGCGGCACAGGAAAAAGCTAATGATGCACAGACATCTGCTGATACAGCACAAAAAGCCGCTGAAAATGCTAACGTAATAGCTCAAGCTGCACAGAAAGATTTAGATACTGCAAAAGAAAATCTTGAAACAGTAAAAAATAGAGTAGGTGCTACAGAAGAAGATATTGCAGCAGCACAGGCTGCCGTTGATACAGCGCAAAAAGCTGCGGACTCTGCGAAAGCAGATGCTACAAATGCAAGTTCTGCAGCTGCGGCTGCGCAGAAAGTAGCAGATAAAGCAAAGTCAGATGCCGCAACAGCCCAAAGTGCAGCCGATATCGCACAGAAAAATGCACAAAATGCTAAAACTGCAGCGGATAATGCTCAAAAGTCTGCCGATGAAGCCAATGCCGCTATTGGTAATCTTGCAAATACTGTTACCACAATGAGTACAAAAGTAGACCAAAACGCAGAGGCAATTACTCTTGCTGCGACAAAAAAAGAAGTGGAAAACAAGCTATCTGGATATTCAACTACTTCTGAAATGAACAGTGCGATAAATCAGAGTGCAAGCAGTGTGCTTACGACAGTAGAAGGAATATATACGACAAAGACTGATACGGAAGAACAGATCAATGCTGTTAAAGCATCCTTGGAGTTAAAAGTTGATAAGGATACTTTAATTTCCGAGATCAATGCCAGTGCGGATGTGATCACGCTGACTGGAAACCGTTTTATCGTTAATTCGGATAATTTTAAACTGACAGCTGATGGAACGATGACGGCTAACAACGGAATATTTGGTGGTACTTTAAACGGTGCAACCGGTAGCTTTAGTGGAAATATTTCGGCAAGTAGCGGAATGATAGGAGCAAATGGAGAAGGATTCTATATTTCTAATTCTGGATTATACGCAACATATTCTTCTAATATTCGTGAAAAATCAACAAGATATTTTTCATTTTCAAAACCGTCTACAAATAACTTTGATTTTGTGTTCACGTATGACAATATAGATAATGATATCGTCGATAAAAATAATGGAATAAAAGAATCTCACATAAACTATTTTCGAGTCAACATTGAATATTCATACTCTCGAACAGTAACAAATTCAGAAAGTAAGAATGATTCAAACGGAGATGAAACGGTAACTGATACAGATACAACAGAAACCGTAACGGATTCGATGACAGTTGATATCGATACTAGCAAGTTGGTCTTATTAAGCACAAATGTTTCTGAGTCCGAAAATATCCTTACCTATACACTATCGTATTGTGTGAATTTCGAAAGCGGATACAGTAGTCTTGACGCATATATACAGAGTTTGCTTTCTTCATATTCAAGTGACTATGTATTGCAAGATTATTCTTTTTCTTCAAGTGCTTATGTTGTATTTAATAACATAAATACCTATGCTTGTATTAGTACGAAACAGCTAAAATATGGTCAGGTATTTGAAATCGACGAAGATAAAGTTACTGCTAAAAATCTTAAGATAAAGGACAGTACCATCGCTGTTATAAACAATGGTTATCAATCGGAACTTTCTAACAATTACCTTACGCTACAATCACTTACAGTTAACAGTAATTCTTATAATTCGGTAGGGGTAAATCCGTCTATTTTATTTAAAAATAACAACGGTAGCCAGAATCTTGCACTTATATATACGGATTATGATTCAGTAAAGGCTCCTGCGTCCTTGACTCTTGTCGGAAATCAAGGAGGAGAATATTTTATAGCTCCTAATGTGCAGGTAAGAAATAAGTTGTATGTAGGTAACGGCGGGTCAAATATCTATTACGGTCAATATAATAAAACGAAGAATTTATATTATGCAACGCAAGGATACCATGCATTTTATATAAACGGCAAAGGGGTCGCATATATACAGTACAACGGCATCAACATGAATAAAAATATAATGTTTCGTGACAATCAAGGTATTACTGCTTACGACCATTCAAACTGGTATATGCTTAGATGCTACGATGCTGCAAATCATACGAATACAGTTGCATTGGGTAATTCTCATTTAAGTACATCAGTATATACGACTTCGTCTGTTTGGTACAATGGTTCGTCTAGTACAAAATTATCTACCACTTCTTCGGACAAACGATTGAAAGAGGATTTCGTTGATATTGAAAAATACGAAGATATGTTTATGGATTTGAAGCCTGTTACATATAAATTCCATGATGGATTGTATAATGTAAAAGGCACTAAGCCATTAAGAACATGGGGATTTGTTGCAAATGAGGTTATTGATGCGTTTGAAAAAAATGGGCTTGATTGGAAAGACGAAGAGCTTGTAACAATAGACCGCGATGGTGAATATACGGATGAAGAGTTAAAATATGTTGATAATCATACAATGTTAAAAATGAATTATCAGAACATGATATCCTTAAATACACATATGATTCAAAAGACGCGAAAGGAAATGCTATATCAAACAGGATGCATAGATTTACACGAGACAATCATTCAGGATTTGCAAAATCGAATCTATCATTTAGAAAAGCAAATAAAAGAACTCAGACAGGCAGTAGTTTAGGCTATTGTCTGTTTTTAATTATTTTAAGAAAGGAGCAAGATTATGCTTACAACAAAAAAATCTACAACTTTGACAGGAACAATTACGGTAAAAGACGGGGATATGGAAAAACAGGTGGTTTATTTAAATGCCAGCGTATCTTCTGACGGTGGCTCTGATAATATCAATCAGACTATCCAAGACAAAGATCTGTATGCAGCGAACAAAGCTGAAATCAGAAAAGATATTGCTGCGTTTACAGAAAAATTTTATGCATTACAGGACGCAGAAGTAATTACAGAGTAGGGAAAGAGAGGTATTGAATTATGAATATGAAATTAGGAGAAATCAGAGGAAACTTACAAGGACTGTTGAACATTGCAGGGAAGAGATTCCCTGCTAAAGTTTGTTATGCAATCTCAAAAAATGCTAAAAAACTGGAAAAGGAATATAAGGAATTGGAAGAGCAGCGTTTAAAAATCTGCGAATCCTATGCTGACAAGGATGAGGACGGAAAAGCAATGACCCAGGAGAAAGATGGAAATAAAATATATGTATTTTCCGACGGAAATAAAAAACTTTACAATAAGGAATATGAAGAGTTGCTGGAAGAAACAATAGACATAGATATACATACTGTAGATGCATCTGAGATGGATAAATGTGACGGAAACGAACGCTTTGATATTCCTACTGGAGCAGATTACATGGCTATGGAATTTATGTTTAAGTAGAGGTGAGGAAATGACAATATTAGAGGTAGTAAATAATGTTCGGACAGCTATATTTGGAAAAGATGTCCGAGAATCAATTGCTGCTGGGTTTGAAACAATCGATTCTTTTACGACAGAATCAGTCGAGAAAATGGAAGTATCCGTAAGGGATACACAGCAAAGGCAGGAAGATTTAAATGCCCGCTTTGATGAATATATCAAAAACATGTCCTCTGAAAACCCATCGATTGCAGAGGTTATAGATGCCAGAACCGATGCAGATGGAAACGTGTCTGAAACTTTAAAAATACGTTTGGACGAGATGGATACGCTCATAAAATCCGTAAGAGAGGGCTTATTGGATTCAACATATCCAGTAGGTTCTCTTTTTCTTACAACGTCGGAAATCCCACCGGAAAATTTGCTGGGCGGGAAATGGGAAGTGTATGGACAGGGCAGAACAATCGTGGGTGTGGATCCAGATGTTGAAAAATACAATGTCCCAGGGAAAATGGGAGGAGCAGAAACAGTAACATTGACGGCAGAGCAGATGCCATCTCATGGGCACGATGTAAAAGTGAACAGTAGTGGAAAATGTTCTATTTCTAAGTCCGGAGGACACGCACATAAGTTTAAGGTATTAAAGAATCAAACTAAAACCGATGGTGCACGAGATGTGATTCACGTGGATGGAACCGGATCATCTTGGAGCGGCGTTATCACAGATAATGGGGAGCATACACATACTGTTCCAAATCATACACATACACTAACTCAAAGTAACGTCGGCGATGGACAAGAACATAATAATATGCAACCATATGTAACTGTATATATGTGGGTTAGGATATCGTAGAAAGGAAAGTGAGGGAAATGAAGAAAATGGTGAATGGTGCAATTGATACATATAACATGGTTACTGGTGCTGTTGTAGCTGTTCTGTCCTATATTTTGGGAGAACATTGGATTTTATTTGTAGGATTTCTTATGTTGAATGTGGCGGATTGGCTGTCCGGATGGCTAAAAAGCAAGATTTTAGGTAAGACAAGCTCAAAAACAGGGTTAAAAGGTATACTTAAAAAACTTGGATATTGGTTAATGGTTATGGTAGCATTTGGATCAAGTGCAATTTTTATTGAGATTGGAAAAGTAATTGGAGTGAATCTCGGTATTACGACATTGCTTGGATGGTTTGTACTGGCATCTTTGCTTGTAAACGAAATACGAAGCATCGTAGAGAATTTTGTAGAAGCAGGGTTTAATGTACCAACAGTGCTGGTAAAAGGCTTGGAAGTAGCAGATAAAGTAGTAAATAAGGATACAGAGGGCGAATAATCGTCCTCTTTTGAAAGGAGAAAAGCATGAAAACAGTAGTATTAGATGCAGGACACGGTGGAAAAGACAGTGGTGCAGTTGGATATGGACGCAAGGAAAAAGACGATGTTTTAAAGCTCGTGTTAGCTGTAGGAAAAAAATTAGATGATTATGTAGATGTGGAATATACAAGAAAGACAGATATTTATGAGAGCGTAAGCAAGAAAGCATCAGACGCAAACGCATATAAAGCTGATCTGTTTGTATCGTTTCATCGAAACAGCGCAGATGATAAGAACGCGAACGGGTATGAATCATTAGTGTATTTAAACAGCGGAAAAGCAAAACAATTTGCTGAACTAATGAATCGAGACATGGAAAAGCTAGAATTTAAGAACAGAGGAACAAAAGTAAGAAAAGACTTATGCGTCCTTCGGAAAACAACAATGACTGCGGCACTGTGTGAGTTTGGATTCATCTCGAACGAACACGACAATTCCCTGTTCACGAAATATTTTGATGACATTGTAAAATTAACTGTTAACAACATCCTGGAAGTATTGGGTGTATCAACCAAAAAATCGACTGTAAAGAAAAAGAAAGGATTAGTTAACACGAAGAGCAGTCCTTTAATGTTAAGAGCGAAAGCAAGTACTACAGCAAGCATTAAAGCGAGAATGCAAAAAGGTTGTGTTGTGGAAGTATTAAAAACAGGTGACAAATGGCACAAGGTAAAATACGGAAGCGAGACAGGATACTGTTCTGCGAAATATATTAAGATGCTGTAAATAAAAAAGGCCGGCAGAGATGCTGGTCTTTCTTTTTGTGATTTTATTTCCAATATTTTACATAAAAGTATTGACAATACGCACAATGTGTGATATACTATAACCATAGTAAAGGAAAGGAGGTAAGATAATTGAAGATAAATAACTTAATAGACGTAGTCGCCACTATTATCTCATCTATATGTACTGTAGTCACTACCTACATAGCATACAAGATTTATAAGCGAGATAACGATGACGACAATAAAAAAGCTAAATAAGCAGTCGGGAGTGAAAGCTCCCTTCTGTATCTTCAATTATAAAAGAGTTATGAAGAAAAATCAAATGGTAATCATATTATTAGCTTTTACAATGATATTGGAAGTATTGTTTCTTGTTTCAAGAAATATAATAATTGTTATGGGGCAAATGTGTATTACGGCCACTATGGTGATTTTATATGTAAAAGGCAACAAAAGAAAGGAGTAGGTCAAAAATGTGGAAAGACGAAGTAAAGGCTGCCAGAAAGGCAGCAGGATTGACGCAAGCAAAAATGAATCAGTTTATGAAAGTTCCAATGAGGACAATTCAGAGTTGGGAAGCAGGAGATAGGGTTCCGCCGGAGTATGTTCAGATTCTAGTGCTAGAGAAATTGGGGCAGATAAAAAATGACATAGGATAG